TCTAGTGGACCGGCGCGAGTTGATGCGAAAGACGTTCAACGCCGTGTTTCGCCACATCGGTTGCCGGTCGCGCCACGGTAAGCGCCCGAAAATTGAAGCGTCGGTGTCGTTCGACGAGCATCGCCAAGACAAGGGCGCGAGATCCTTGGTCGGCATCACCTACGCCGCTGGCGAGACCGTCCTGGTGTCGCGTGACGGTCTGGTGTACGGCAACCGTTGGCGTGACGCCCGCCCGACGCCAGTGGCCGCTGATGTGTCGGCGTGGCTGCGCCATGTCGAGCGTATGGTCCCGATTGAGTTCGAGCGCGAACACCTGTTGAACGCCCTGGCGCACAAGGTCCAGTACCCCGGCCACAAGATCAACCACGCCATCCTGCTGGGCGGTAACCACGGGTCGGGTAAGGATACGCTGTTCGCCCCGTTTTTCTGGTCGATAGGCGGCAAGGGCAAGGTCAATTGTTCGCTGGTCAAGAACGAGGAATTGACATCCCAATGGGGTTACGCGCTTGAATGCGAAGTCATGGAAATCGCCGAGTTGCGCCAGGCCGAGGCCCGCGACCGCCGCGCCCTGGAGAACACGCTCAAGCCCATCATCGCCGCCCCGCCCGAACTGTTGCCGGTGAACCGGAAAGGTTTGCACCCCTACATGGCCCTTAACCGCGTGTTCGTCGTGGCGTTTTCCAATGAACGGGTCGCCATCAGTCTCCCCAGCGAAGACCGCCGGTGGTTTGTCCTGTGGTCGGATGAAGGCAAGATGGAGGAACCCGACGCCGTGGCCCTGTGGAACTGGTATGAACACCGTGGCGGCTTTGCTGCCGTGTCGGCTTACTTGCATACGCGGGATGTCTCCGCGTGGAACCCGAACGCAGCCCCGCCCATGACTGAGGCCAAGGCCATCATGGTCGAACACGGCATGAGCGGCGCAGAGTCGTTCCTGTTTGGTCTGATCAACGACCGCGCCCGCATGTTTGCGTCGGGTGTGATCGGTGCGCCGTTTTTCCCGGTGTGCGATGAACTGCAAATGTACGCGCCGCAGGGTATGAAAATAGTCCCGGCGGCGCTTCTACATGCGTTGAAGGAAGCCGGGTGGGTTGACATGGGCCGGTTGTCGTCGCGTGAGTTTCAGACCAAAAAACACGTATTTTGTGCGCCCGAAAAACGCAACGGCAACAAGTCAGACTTGCGCCGTGCTATCGAAAAAAGTTCACAGGTTGAAGATAATCGCCAGTAGTGCGGCCAGCAGGGCCGCAAAGATTACGAGCATCCCAGCACACTGCGGGCCAAGATGCGCGTGTACGGGTTGCTGTTGTCTAACAGCGCCCGCAGCGCGTCCTGTAGTGCCAGCGACCGCGCCAGGCTGTCGCCGACTGCTTGTTGCAGTTGACTGATACGGTCCAACAGGTCGGCGGTCTGGGTGTCGCCCGTAATGTAGGCGTGGCGTTCTGTGATCATGGGTTTGCCTCAAAAAACGCTGTTGAAAATCCAAGTGGTGTCATGCTGCGAAGTTCCTTAGTGCGCTCCGACTTGCCGCCCAGCAGTTGCAGCCAGCTACCTTGTGAGCAGGACCGGATCGGCTCCATGTTGCGGGTAACTTGCTCTGGCATGTTGACAGTCCCCCACAGTCCGGTTTTTTTTGTGTACCGGCTGTGCTGCGGGTCCAGCGCCGCGTAGTGGTGCGGTTGAAACCAACCAACGAACGGCAGTTCGGGCCGCAAACGTTTCAACCGGCCTACCGGGTTTTCCAGCGCCCACCACTGCGGGTGGGTAATGTGGATAATCATCATGCAAGCATCCAGCAGGGCCAGCGACCGCGCTGTGGTGCCGTCCGCGTCCTTTGCGGGCCAGTACTGCGCCCCGGACACCGAAAAGTCCGTACATACTGGCGCGGCCAGTACGCCGACCACGACGGCCGTATCTTCGCCGCCTGCGGCCGCGATGGCTCGATCAACGCCCGCTAGCGTACCTTCCAAGTCCGTACAGTCGTCGCCGTGTTTCAGGTCGAATTGCGCGACCGTATACCCGGCTTTGATGTATTCACTAGGCCAACGCCCAGAATAGTCGCATAACGAAATGATGACTTTGTTACTGCCAACGTGTAGTTTCATAGTCCGCTAACCCGGTAGCAGTTCCCGTCACTGCGTTGGACGTCGATAGTTCCAGCCCGATGTACAGCCAAGACGCGCACACGTTCCATACGCCCGTACAAACGGATATGAATGAATTGTCCGACTCGCATAAGTTACCCCTACAGTATCGGCCAGGAATAGCCCACAAACGGCCAGCGACGGCCGTTTGCAGATAGCCCTATGCTAAATGGTGCAGCATCCGCAGCATGGTGCATCCTCACACCGGCCGCGTGCGTTGCGGTAAAACGTTTTAGGGCCATGTTCGCCGCTGAACGTGATAACGTCAACTGGCGCGGGTTTGCGCTGTGGTGGTTTGGGCGCGGGTTTTTTATAGGCCGGGTATGTCCGGCGCGGGTAATAGGTCATGCTAAACCCATCCACAATTCGGCAATGAGGATATCACCCATCAGCCACCATCCGACCGTGGCGCTGTTCGGCATAACGCCATAAATATGCACCATATCATTTTGAGTTATGCGGTAACGATGCGCGCCATACTTGGCGCGTAAAGCAACGCGTAGGATTTTGTGCTTTTTCATGGTGTCATGCTCCAAAAATAAATGATGAACGGCAACGCGAAAAGGATTGCGCCAATGATGGCGCAGAGTAGGGTTTTCATTACCAAGCTTGCGCGCCAAGCGCATTCATGCGCTGGAGGATTGATACCGCACGACGCGGTACTGCGACCGTGCCATTTACAGCACAATAAATATTGTCCGACAGCGCACCCTTGCGGACGTTGCAATCTCGTCCCAGCGGTGTGCGAACACCGTATTCATTGATAAGTATTGCGCGCAGGCGCGCCAGGCGCGCCAAGCGCTTCTGTTGCGTTTTGGTGTAGTGATTTTTGTACATAGTGGTCTTACCCTCTTAAGTTATGGTTTGCAATAGTGCGCGCCCTACCGCCCAGCACGCTGGGCGGTAAGAAATCACTAGGCTACAGCTAACATGATGACGCGACGCGCATGTCCGGCCGCATGGTCGGCAATTACGACATCACGCGCCAGCTTGCTAGTGCCACCGCACAGCATGCACGTTTGGCATGTAGCTTTGCGTCCACCTTCGGCCGATGCGGGACATGTAACTTCATGGGGTTGCTTGTCTACACCAGTAGATACGCGAAACACGCGCATACCATGCAGGTTAGCCAATGCGGCTTGATCGACGGTATCAGCACTAGCCATTACCAAGGGTGACCATGCTGCGTGGTCGAAACCCGGCTCTTGCCACTGGTGGCTGTACCCTGCGCGTGCGGAAACGTAACGGCTTACGCGTTGCCATGTTGTGACGGGCGCGGCTGCTGGGTCGCCATACGTTCCGATCCTGAGGGATTTACCCGCTAACGCCAACGCAATGGTTTCAAGATCCGCCCGGACATAGCGGCCACGTTTGTATGCGCCATACACTGACAGAACACTCTTTGCTACTTGAACGTAGCATGGTGGCTTGCCTGTAACTCTTGCCTTGATCGGACGATGCTCGCATTGTCCGCACACTGACTCGTCTGCGCCGGTTTGCAAAGCTTTAACCGGATCTATGTCAGACCGGATGATGAACGATTGGACGATTGCGCCGGTTTTGCCGTTCTTGCTGCCGTCGAGCTTATTGATGATGACAACGATAGGCGCGCCATCAATTTCCGATGGCCCTTCGTATGCGATGTAGCCCAGAATTTTTGCCATATCAAGCAATCAGTGACAACATGGAAACGTCAACGCCGACAGCAAGAAGGAACTGCGCCAAGACGGCTACGGGGATTCCGTAACCGTGTGCGGTATCGGTAGCCGAGTCGATGGCGTTTTGCTGGACATTGAAACGCAAAAAATTGTAGGTTTTGAGGATGTCTGGATGGAACATGGTTTTCCGTTACTGTAGTGTGTGTGTCGGATTGACAATTACATTGTAACCGATTCCCTTACACTGCTGTCAGTCACATATGCGACAGTTTTGTTGGTCATTGGATGCAGTTTGGACTGCCGACAATTTGACCAACATTGACGACAATTTGACTGAATTGACCAGAATGCACCCATTCTGGACTTATCGCGCCCGCTGTCGGCTGTTTTGTCGGTGCCGCTGTCGGTGGCGCGTTAGGTCATGCGGGTTTGATGCGGTTCTCCAATGGCGACCGCAGTATGTTGGTCATGTTGGTAGTGTATTTTGGATATTTGAAAAAAAATAGATATGTAATAACATATGTTATAACGTATATGGGTATTGCAATTGACTGCTGTCGGCATAGCCGACATAGCCGACATTTGGGGGTCGGCGCAGACTAGCCCCACGCAGACAAGGTTAACGCAGGCATTCGACTCATGTCGGCATAGCCAACATGCCGACATCTTACGGATGGTATGCGACCTGCGTTGGCTATGCCGACATGCCGACATGCTGCTGGCCTGCTGGCCTGCTGTTGGCACTGCCGACACTGCCGACATGCTGCGACTGCCTGCCTGCCTGCCTGCCTGCCTGCCTGCCTGCCTGCCTGCCTGCCTGCCTGCCTGCCTGCCTGACGCCAGGGCGCAGACCCCCCTGCCCCCAGGGCCAGGCCGGAAGGGCCAGCGGCTACGGAGCGTTCGCAAACAAATTTTTTTTAATATAAACTCACCGCACACGCCTCCTTGGCGCAGGAGAACAAATGTTCAAGTCAATGCCTCTCACAATCCGGCATGTCAAAGCCACAGAGTCGCGCTTACAAGCGATATACGACGCGGCCAAACTGGGCCTCAAAGGCGACACGTTGGCGCTGGCGTCAGGGATGCGGCCAGAAGAGTACCGGCACCTGTGTCAGTTTGACTCCCTAGCGGAGATGGCTGCAATCAAGGGCAAGGCCGATGGGGAGCGCGAAATGGCCGACCTCCTGCACAACGCCGCCCGAGCGGGCGATGCCAAGGCAGCGCTTGAGATACTCAAGCACCAGCACGGTTGGGTTGCCAAGCAGTCCATCTCGGTGGACATCGACCAGCGCATATCCATCACGCAGGCGTTGGCTGACGCTGAACTGCGGGTCATAGAAGTAATCGATGCAGTCCACCAAATACAGCGCTGAAGACGAACAGGGGTTGATGTCGCGGCTGTGGGCTCCGCGCATCAAGGACAGCCCGCTTAACTTTGTAGCGCTGGTATTCCCGTGGGGCGTCAAGGGTACGCCGCTGGAAAACTTCAAGGGGCCGCGCAAATGGCAGCGCGAGGTGCTGCAAGATATTGCCACGCACATCGAACAGAACAAGGGCCAAATCGACTACGCAGTAATGCAAGCCGCCATCTCATCCGGGCGCGGTATCGGCAAGTCGGCGCTGGTCAGCTGGATCACAATCTGGATGTTGTCAACCCGCATCGGCTCGACGACCGTCATCTCGGCAAACTCCGAGTCGCAACTGCGCTCAATCACTTGGGCTGAGATTACCAAGTGGCTGGCGATGTCACTGAACTCGCACTGGTTCGAGGTGAGCGCCACCCGCGTCATGCCCGCCAAGTGGCTGACTGAACTGGTCGAGCGGGACTTGAAGAAGGGCACTAGGTACTGGGGCGTCGAGGGGCGGCTGTGGTCAGCGGAGAACCCGGACGCTTTTGCTGGTGTGCATAACTACGACGGGGTGCTGGTCATCTTCGATGAGGCAAGCGGCATTGACGACGCCATCTGGGCGGTGACGGGTGGGTTCTTTACGGAGAACACGCCGAATCGGTTTTGGCTGGCGTTTAGCAATCCGCGAAGGAACACGGGGTATTTTTATGAGGCGTTTAACTCCAAGAGGGCGTTTTGGCAGACTAGGGTGGTGGATGCCCGGACGGTGGAGGGGACGGACAAGGCGGTGTACGAGCGGATCATTCAGGAGTACGGTCCGGATAGTAGCCAAGCGCATGTGGAGGTTTATGGGATGTTTCCGAGCGCGGGGGACGATCAGTTTATATCGAGTTTGATTGTGGACGAGGCCATGAAGAGGGAGAAGTACAAGGACTTGAGTGCGCCGATCATTATTGGTGTGGACCCGGCGCGGTTTGGGGCGGATGCGACGGTGATAGCGGTGAGGCAGGGGCGGGACATTGTGAACATTACGAGGTATCGGGGGGATGACACGATGACGGTGGTGGGGTATGTGATTGATGCGATTGATGAGTACAAGCCTGCGCTGGTGGTGATTGATGAGGGTGGGTTGGGAGCGGGGATTGTGGACAGGTTGAAGGAGCAGCGG